AAGTATATGTTGAACAAAACGATTACTGCTTACGGTTGTAAAGTATGAGGTAATATCGTTGCCGCTTTCTTCGCTCCATTCTTGCATAGTTAGAATAGAACGCTCAAGTGCATCGCTTGCACTTTCACTACGCAAAATGCCATAAAGATATTCCTCATAAACTTTATCACGGCACCAATTATCAATCTTAATTTGTTTTTTTAGTACATAATCCATAAATTGATTAACATTAATAGCACTAATTGCTACGCAATGACGCCCAAACTTTACAAAAACATTATAGAAGTTATTACTACAAAAATCTTCATATGTTTTTAACTTAGCCGAACCTTGTGTAAGTTCATGAAAACGCAACCATGTTTGAAAACCAATGATAACGCCTTTCTCGCCACGCTGTTGATCACGACGTTTAGGCTCACACTGATGAACTTGAAGAGTGCTTTCACGTACAAATCCTTGCCCACAGTATTTGCATACATGTGTGCCAGGTTTTAGGTCACGTCTTGCTTCTTGTGCAATCTTTTGCAGTTCATTCATAATAATATTATATCATAGATTGAGCTTCAGGTGTAATAAAATATTTCCACTTACATAAATCAAATCCACGAATAACTTGTTCATGTAGTGGCAATTCACTGGTATCAAATGGTGGAGTTAGTGTGCTAATTAATTGATTATAATATTCTGGATATTTTCCAAAAAAAACTTTTGGTTTAGTAATAAAATTTATAACTTTATTAATGAATAAGTGATGCGGATGACCGTATTCTCCATCTTTATTATGGGTTAAAATAATGTCAGCATTATCGCATACACTGCGTATCCATTGTTCTGCATCATGACTCTTAAATCCAAGTTCGCCTTTCTGAACACTTTCCCATATATCAGGCATGCCACAAAACATAGTGGCAATACCACGTTTTTCCCAGAATTTAGAAATTTCTGCGCCACGTGGATCGGTTCTATTATATGTCAGATAACAAATTTTCCAATCCCAATCACGATGTTCCATAATGAATTGATAACCAAAAATTGCACAATCATCTGGGTGAGCAACCATACATACTGCTTTCATATGCGGTCCTTTACAAATTCATCCCAAGCTTTACGCTGGTCAGCATCAAGAAGTTTATAAGCACGAGGATGTACGCTTGCAGTAAGAGCACGAGTATCGTTATTCAATTTACTAAACCAATTATGAAATGTATCTACTTCCCAATCTGCAAGATTATAAACACTTATTTTCTGTTTGTTGCTGTAAAGATCATCAAATATATTTTTTTTACTAATGTGCGCACTATAACATAAAAATTCTGTAATACCACGAGTTTCACTATTAAGAATATTAGGAAATTGGCAATATGTATGAAAATATTCTACAAAATCCGATTCTTCATACACCATTTCTCGCATAGCAGGCACATAAGCAAGAAAGGGAACGCCAGCAGGACTTATCCATTTAAAATCGGTAATATTATGTTTTTCTTTTAAAAATTGTAATCCAGTTTGCCAATGCGGACTGTTGCATGGCCAACTTTCGAAATGCGCACGATTATATTGATCAAATATTTCTTCAATTTCAAATGGTCTAATAAACCATGTTTTTGTATCAAGTATCATACACCACTTGCTCTCAGCTTGCACAGTACCAAGAATTTTACAAACCTGTTGAGAGTACCAACCTTTAAGATATGGTGGTGGATAATAGCCAAACTCACTGCGATGAAATATGCGGACTTTATCTTGTTGATATCCATACCAACTTAAATTAATATCATTGTGAGTCAAAGTGTCATCATTTAATATTACATATATATTTTTTATTTCATCGCTAAAATAATAGGCTATACTATATGCTTGATGTTCAAGCAAATATAATTCATCACTATAAACAACAGTTAGCAAGTCCATTTTATTTTGTTATCTCGTGTAATACTTTAGCTTGTTTAAGTGCATCCATAACGCTTGGGTCTTTGTTTGCAAATACTGGTTTCCATTCTTGCCACCATGAAACTAGTTCAATAATGTCAGATGTAAAATTTATCTGCAAATTTTGACCACCAAAAGTATCAAGGAGATTGATTGATGCTATTATTCTATAATCATTAGTAGTTGAACTCTTAATCGTCATTTCAACGCCTCTTTAATTTCTTTGTCGCTATATCCACGTTCAACTAACATACCTTTATATTGTTCATCAGTGATTTTATAAGCAAGAAGTTCTGCTTCATCATTTTTAATATGTGGATATAATTCTAACAATTTTTGTGCGCGTTTGTTCTTAACAGTCTTACTACTATATGCCATCCACTCATGACGATGCTTCCCCATATTAGGAGAAACAGTGGTCAGCAACAGCCATTGTAGCTTAGGATGCTTACCAAGGTCAAAGAAACGTTTATTAACACGCTCATTCATTGCTTGCAGATAATATTGCTGCAACATAGGCTCACCACCTACCGCACTACCCCAACGCAGCATAAGGTATGTGGAGAACTTCTTACGTTCTTCATCGGTAAGTTCATCATAAAAGGAACGGTTCTTGGTATCCAACTGTGCCATCTCATAGCCAATGTCAAGTTTATTCATTTTTATATTATACTACACTATATTTTGAATATCAATCGTTTCCGATGCTCTACTAATTTCTTTAACAAAGTATGCACAGATTGGTTTTGGTCCATCAGTTATTGGGATGCAAAGTAGCTGACCATTCTTTAATTTAGGAAAATACCAACGCACATCCTGATAAACATCTTCAATTTCAATATTCATAAATGCTGCACGAAATGAACTAATAGGATTAAATGTAAATGCTTGAAAACCACGATCATTAAGTTTCGTAAGGGGGAGTGCTTCTAAATCACCAATCTCTGCTTCACCAATAAGAATTCGCCAATTATAAGGCATCATTATACGGTGTTCGCCTATCTTTAGCACAAGTGCAGGATCGTTAAAACTTTCTAAAAATACAAGTGGCAAGAAATAATAATCTGCTTCACTTGGATTACTGTTGTCTAAAACACAGAACCGCAAATCATCAACTTGTTCTGGTAGGTTATTCATTTCAAATACGGTATTATCTACTGTTAATATTCTCACTGTCTTTCCTTAACAAAATTATAATATAGTTCGGCAATAGCCACTTGACCATCTGGATGAGTATGATAGCCTGGATCAGGTCCAATAAGCGGATGACTATCGCAAAAAGCACCTAGTGCAAACTGCGGTGGTGCAAAATATTTTTCAGTAAATTCACGAGGAAAATCTTCGTTCCAACTGCGTCCCTTAATCCATGTATTCCACCCGTTGAATAAAAATGGAATTTTTAAAGCATCAAGTTTCCATAACCCACTAAACAACACCCAATTATCTACTTGACGTTTCCAATGTGCATCATAAAGAAATGCTGCATAACCTTCCATGGCCATACGTGTATGCTTATCTACTTTTGCAATACGATAGTTGTGGTCATAGTTTTCAATTACAGAAAACATTGTTTCAGCAATCATGCGATAAGGATGTGCATTTCCATAGTTAAAATTTTTTAATCCATCTTCCCAAAGATAGCCATTGCGATTTTCTTCTTTGGCACTATGGTTAGGCGAACCATCTTCTATCTTAATAAATTTTTCAACAGGAAATTCTATACGGTCTTCGGTAGTGCTTGCAATGAATACCCAATCTACTTTTTCTTTGATTGCTTCATCAATTTGCAATCGTATTACATTATTGCCAATTCCTTGACGTGCATATGTGATTAATTCTGCGCCAAGTTTATTAGCAAGAATTTCACTCCAATGTGTTCCATTATATTCAGGTAAATTACTAATGGCGCTAAATGAGCAACCACATACTGCTATTTTCATTTGTAAATACTCTTTTCTTGGGTAAATGGATAGTTAGCTTCTCGATAGAATTGTTTGCGTTTAGTTAGATGTCGTTTAGCAAATTTGCAATCAGCAGTCAAGTCCCAGATTTGAACAAAATCTTTATCTTCTGCCTTACGAATGCCACGACCGATAGACTGAATGACACGAACGAATGACTTGCCAGGTTCAATAAGAACAAGATTAAAAATACGAGGAACATTAATGCCAACTGCAGCCACACCATAAGTTGCGACAATAATTTTGTCACTGACGTTAGCAATTTCATCATAGTGTTCTTTACGATTTGCATTCTTCATATCTCCATGAACAAATACACTATTAGGCAATCGTGCTACCAATTCATCGCCACACTCACGACGATCAACTAATACAAGTGTATTTCCTGTTTTGATTACTTCGCTAATAAGACTTGCCATATGAT